GCTGTTCCTTGATGATGTCAACTTCAGTATCCGTTGGCTTTTCTTTATAGTCTATAGCAAAAGGCATGCCAGTTGTAGCGTCAGGTTGACTGCTAAACTCTGCAAGAATGTCTAGTGCAGCATTGATTTCAGAGTCCTGGTCCATTTGTTCGTATTGATTATAACGCTCCAGACGGTTTGGATGCCCAACATAAACCTCAGGCAAATTGCTCTGATAATTTCTATACGACGGCGAACTTTGAGTCGGATTCCCACCAATTGGGCTGATTGACGCATGAGGTGCTTTAAAGTACTTTTTCCAAGACATGTAGTAATCTCTCTAATTATCTATATTTATCTACTAATTTACAGTTGCAGTTTAATAGGCGTTGTTTAGTAGTTGTTGATTGATGTTGTTACCAGTGATGGCCAAATCAACTAATCTATCAATCTTTGAAATATGATCTTTCATCAGGTCTGTTTGTTCTTGTAGAATTTCTCTTAGAGAATCATTGGATTTTTGCAGTACATCAGTTAACCCGCTAGGCACATTATCTGATAGCATATTTTTAACTGGTTCAACAACTGGTTTGGCTACAGCCGCGGATTCTTTAACATCTGATAAGAATTTGTTCCAATCGCCAGTTAACTTACCACTGGTATCAACTATAAACGAGCTGACCATACTTTCCATATTCTGTATACGCTGCTCGCTAGTAGCAGCCGATGTAAGATCAGTTGTTTTTGCTGTTAACTGGGTTGATGAATCTCCTAGAGTTTTAGTCAATGTTGACAAACGAGCAGCATCTTGTTTACTGAGTTGAGAAGTTGCATCATTAACAAACCCTTTGAGCATGGATGCCATATCAGATGCAGAAGCAGCAGGCTTAGATTCGGCTGCTAGACTCAGTCTGGTTGCAGCATTGGTAAATGATGCGATACTTGCAGGATCTAAGCCCTTGTTGGCATCAGCAAATTTAGTGGCCAAACTGGCATATCGTTCGTTGAATTTTGCCTCAGATACTTCAATACTGCTGTTAAATCCTGTTGAAATCTTAACAATATTGCCATTGGTTGTGTCTTGTAGTAATTTGTTACTGTCACTAAACCCTGTGGTTAAACTTTTAAACTGCTGCGCTAGTACAGATGCAATGTCAGTGGATTTGTTGTCGGGCTTTATATTTGATAGAGGTTTTTGTATATCAAACATATCTTTAAGTTTTGATACGCCTGAATTCAATACATCCTTCAGTACTGCACTGGCATCAACTGCGCTGGCAAATAATGATGTTATCATTGACGGTTGCGGTGTTTTTTCTTTTACTGGTGCAACAACTGGTGCGGCAACTGGTGCAGCTACTGGTGCAGCAACTGGTGCAGCTACTGGTGCAGCAACTGGTGCAGCAACTGGTGCAACTATCGTTGTGGCAACTGGTGCAGCAACTGGTGCAGCAACTGGTGTGGTCGTGGCTGCTTTTTGCATGTTGCCTAGTAATTCTTGTGCTTTTTCCACACTGACCATAAAACGGCCAAACCTATTAGGATCTGCTGCTTTTTCTAAATATTCTTTACTATATTCCGGTGATGTTGCTGGTTCGGCTGCCATTTTCACAGTGACTGGTATGCTCTTGCCATCTGGTAATGGAACCACTGCTTCTGGTCCATGTAACTTTTCCAAGTAGCCACGACTTGACCCAGTGGCAATACCGCCAGCGGCTTTGCCCGGAGAATTTGGATCTAACCCTAGCATGTCAACTATTTTTGAGCCAATAGCGGTGCCGCCTTCGACGCCTAGGCCGCCAGCAATTGCTGCACCCACGGGACCTAATAGACTGCCAACTGCACCCCCTGCAATGCCACCGGCAACTTTGGATCCAATCTCAACTACTGATTTAGCAACTTTTTTTAATGTTGAAGACAGTTCAGTGTCTTCGGGAGATGCTTTACCAGTTTTTTTATCTTCTTCTACATTTATCTCTTTGCCAATTTCTTTAAATGTCTTTTCCATTTCAGCCATCATTTTGTCTGCTATAGTGGCAAACTTGCTAATCAGTGGTAATACTTGTTCTTGTAATGCAACAGCAAACTCCTGCGCTGTAACTGCTGCACTAGTTAATGAACCGGTTAGTTTATCCGTAGTAGTTGCTTGCCCGGCTACATTTTCTAATCCAGCTGTTACAGCGTCTTTTGTAAATTTGTTAGCTATATTGATTTCATCCAACATGCCTTTAGCAGGTCCGGCTAGGTCGCCAACATTAGCATAAGAAGCTATCGCTAAATCTTTTTGTGCTATAGCACTCTTTTTAATTTGTTCGCCAAACTGAGCATTAACTTCGGCCGATGACTTTGCCGTGAGTGTATCTTTATCGTACAATGCTTTTAATGCTTGAGTTTTTTCTTTTGCTCCAGAAATAGTAGCTTCGTAAATAGCACCGTCCCGATTGATAACTTGACCAAAAATTACTGTATCCCTGAAATTTTTTGCTTGTATTTCAGACATGTTGGCCATTGCAGCATCAATTTGAGCACGTTGTTCTGGAGATTTTTTAGCTAACTCTTGCTGGAACGCCAGAATCTGATTCTGCTGAGCAACTGCTTCTGTCTTCTTCCTGGCATCCTCACCTGTGATAGCTGCAATAATACGAAGATTTTCAGCATACTTGCGTGTCTGTTCAGCTACTGCTGTATCAGAAGATTTGCCGCCTGCGGTCTTGCGCATATTTGCAGCAGTTTCAGCATACAGCCCAGCTTGCTCTTCAAAACTATAACCCAAATTTAACAATGCTTGTTTGGCCTCTTTACCGCCTTCTTTCATTGCATTACCAATTGCTTTGGTACCACCTGTGACACCCAGACCACTAGCTGCTAATTTTTCAGAATTGTTAGCAATAACGTTGGCCATTTGATCAATTCGTAATCCGGCGGCTCCTGCAGCAGCTCGCATACCGGACATACCGTCAGCAAATAGTGCACCAGCAGCAGATGTTTTATTGAAAGCATCGACCGTACGTTCTAGTTCTTTACTCAGGTATTCAATACCAAATTTAGCCAACTTGCTAGTGGCGTTGGATAAGAATCCCAACGCAAGGCCAGCACCCTGGGCAACAAACCCCAATGCTCTTATTTTAGGATTAGTAGACGTTGCAGCAACTTGTCCTAGCCCAGAAATACCTGCGCTTGCTGCCTGTGCTGTTTGATTGGTAGCTTCTACTCCTGCCAACATCAATCCAGATGTTAGTTCTATACTGGATTGCCCGCCTTGCAGGCCTTTGACAAAGCTACCACTGGCAGAAACCAAAGAGGATCCAATTTGTATAGTGGCATTTTTTACACCCAGTGTAAAATTACTCATTGCAGCACTGGTATTGGCCCAAAATGCGTTACGTTTTGTATTTTCTTGTTGCTGAACAATAAGTTGACGATCCATTTCTGTTGTGGCTTGGTCTAACTTCTTGGCAAGGTCGTCTAATTCTTTGTCAACGTTTTGATATTGGGCTCGTTGATCGGTTAGTATTGATTTGGCCAACGATTTCCCTGCTGTTATTACAGCATTAGAATCTTTAAGGGTTCTGCTTAATCTAAGAAACTCGCGAATGGTTTCGTCTCTGCGTTTGTCCTCTTCTGCAGCTTTGGCCGTGTTTTCACGACTGGTATTGGCGCTGTTAAGCGCCGTAACTATCGCCTCTGCTAATTTAGTTTCATCCATTCGACATTTTTCCCTGATAAATACTTGTGCTCAATTATATTTATAGGAATTTAATCAATGGAAAATTCACGCACAAACCCACTTGCAGGGCACTTTCGTCAACCTGCAATTTATCTATCATTGCCTAGTAAAGGACGTTGGTGGGGCGAAGATGCATTGCTCATGCCAGCCAATCAAGAGATCCCAATATACCCAATGAGTACAAAAGACGAAATTGTTTTGCGTACACCAGATGCATTGTTAAACGGACAAGGACTAATAGATGTTATCCAAAGTTGCTGCCCATCAATCAGGGATGCATGGAAAATGCCCAGTGTAGACGTAGACGCAGTTCTCATTGCTATACGTATTGCAACCTATGGAAACAGCATGGGGTTCGATAGTAAATGTCCACATTGCAGCGAAGACAACACGCACAGTGTTGATCTAGGAGTGCCATTGAGTAGCCTGCGCTGCCCTGATTTTTCACAACCCATGATGTACAAAGACTTAAAAATCAGCTTTAAGCCACAGCATTATTTCTCAGTCAACAAGACCAATATGTTGGAGTTTGAAGAACAGAAAATCATAAGCCTGCTGGGCGCAGTTGATATGGATGCAGGAGAAAAAGCCAAGCAATTGAACAAGAGCATGGATGCCCTGTTTGATTACGGACTAAGTGCATGTACACAAAGTACCGCCTATATTGAACTCAGTGATGGCACAAGAGTAGAAGACCAAGAATTTATTAATGAATTCTACAAAAATGCAGAAAGTGTAGTAATCAAACAGTTACAAGCCAGGATTGCAGACTTTGCAGCTCAAGCCAAACCTGAAGGACTACACTTATCCTGCCAGGAATGTAAAGAGGCATATCGAGCTGAACTAACGTTTGACTACGCAAGTTTTTTCGGCAACGGCTTTTAACCTTAGTTACTGACGCAGAAGTCATTGCGTTCCTGGAACGCTTTGACAAAGAAGTAAAAGCCTTAAAGGAAGAAGTACTGCGTATGTGTTGGTATATGCGGGGTGGAGTTACATATCCAGAACTCATGATGATGAGTAATGCAGAACGTGAAATTATATCAGGAATTATTAAAAGCAACTTGGAAACTACTAAAGAAACTAAATTGCCCTTCTTTTAAAGACTAACTACGTTAGTCTGTTGATTCGCTTTGCTCATCAACCTTTTTTTAAGTTTAGTGTTGTAAACCTTTACAACAGTTTCTAAATGGTATTTCTTTAGATATATTATCTAGATGTAGTCACAATTCAGCCCAGCAGGACTAAATCATGACTGAGTACATTATCTGAGTGCTCTTTTCCACACTGGCCAAAAGAGATTTGTATTTGCATACAGCAGAGGCGGTCATCCTGTACCCCTTACTCTAGATTCAATTATGACGGTACATCGAACATTGCCTAGCCAGCAACTTTGCCGATGCATGGGTTGTATCTTTTTTACAGAGCCCAAATCATTTAATACCTTACGTTAGTATCTACCGTGTAGCACCTAAGTCTGCGGGTGTTATTTCACACACACTCAATAGGGATCGATGTTCCTCGATCAAACAAAGCTACTATAATTTGCCTTAACGGCCAGTTTCACAAATTTTTTCTATTGTCTTGTAATTTGCATTCCAAAAGGATTCAAAGTCTTGAATTATCCATGGACCATAAGTGGGGGAGATATACGTGGAGTAGTTGGGATTTAAATTTAGACTTGGTGTCTGTTGGCAGGCAATGTAGCTGCCTTTTCTGTTGAACTTCATGAGCAGTACATTGAAATCGCCATCATTGGCCACTTCTAATAACTGTCCAATCCATTTTTCTAAGATAGGAATGGTTCCTGTATAAAGTTGATGAAATGGAAAATCAGCATAGCTTTTTGCTTCTGCATTAAAGTATGTCCAATTTTCTGGTGGGACAATATCTCCTTTGAAACTTTTGACTTGACTTTGATCAAGTGTAGCTTTTCTAAAAGAGTTGGTGCCCCCAATGTACGCTCCGCTGTGTGGTGCACGGATAAAAGAAGCCTGGTGCAGATCTGACAAGAATTTTGCCAGAGACCGTTCCCATGTATTTCCTTTGTTTTTGCTTTTTGACCCACTCATTGAATTATTTGTACCTTGTGCTTTACTTATCGTATGTTGTGTTATTCCGTATATTTTTAAAAAACTGCGGCAGGGTGTGATTTTGTAAGAATCGATTTAGATTTTAACATCATTTTTATTAATTTTGTTCGTCCCTGCCGCCGTCTAACCTTCTGTGTCTGAGCCGTACGTGGTAAACCCGTTGCTATTTGTTACACGCAATATGTTTTCAACTCGAGCAACAAGCTCGTCGCGATGGCTAACAAGCCACACACTCTTTTTGTTATCTCTACTGAGCTTTTTAAGGATAGCCAGAGAGCTTTCCATTCCGCTAGAATCTAGGCCTGAATCAACCAGTTCATCAACAAATAACAAGTTGATCTTTTGATATAAACTTTCCCACACATCACGGAAGGCCCAGGACAAACTTAAAATAAGTCTGTTTCTTTCGCCGCGGCTTAGATTATCAAAATCCAAATCTCTGCCAAGT